AAAACTCATAAGGCATCAGGTGTCTACAACCCCTTCCTTAGCGAAGAGACTCTGAATCTTATGATTAAAGATTGATATTTAGGAGAATTTTACAATGAGAAAAATTGATAGTAACGTCGTACAAAAGTGGTCCAAGGCCCTAGACGGTATCAAAACCGACTACATGGCCGAAGTAACCGCTCAACTTTTAGAGAATCAAGCCAAGGCAGTTTTGACCGAGGCTAGCAAACTGACCGAGGAGCAGCTTACTCCCGGAGCTACAACCGTTGGCAAGTTAGGCACCTTCCAAAAGTTTGCCTTCCCAATCGTTCGTAGAGTATTCCCTGATCTTATCTTCAATATGATTGGATCAACCCAACCAATGGAAGGACCTGTCAGCCAGATCTTCTACATTGGCAATAGCCGCGCCGGAAACAACGGAGCCAACCAATATACTCAACAAAACGTTTACTCAAAGTATAACCTAACCTACGGTGGCCTCACCGCTCAGGGTATTGGTTCAGTTTCAGGACCCGGAACTGCTGGACGTTGGAATGACATGACCACTGGTGGTGATGGATTAATTCCAGCAAACTACAGTGGCCCTGCCGGATCTTTTGATCTTTCAAACGTTTTAAGCTCAACAAGAGGCGCACCAACCACAACTTTCGGTGGTAGAATCGCTGCATTCCCAAATGCTTCAACCACAGAAGCTTGGTACGTTTCTGCTGGTGAGCAACTAAGAACCTCAGCTATTCCTGAGATCAGCTTCCATATCGAGAATCAAGCTGTAGTTGCCAAGACTCGTAAGATGAGAGCCCTGTGGACCATTGAGGCTTCACAAGACCTAAAGGCTTACCATAATCTTGATCTAGAGCGTGAACTAACCGATCTTCTTAGCAAGGAAATTTCACTAGAAATCGACCGCGAACTAATCGAAGATATCCGTGGAATCGCTTATGGTTTCGGCTCAAATGATCCTAACGATAGATTTGGTTGGGTTCCTAAGAGACTAGATAATGGAACCGCTAATGATTTCCAAGAAACATATGGCAGATCTCCTAACGGATCTACTAGCTTTATTCCATCAAGCTTCCAATACGAGATGAACTTTGGAGCAGGTGCTGGGCAAATCCCAACAAATGATCCTCCCCGTTCAAACGTTTTCGTAATGGATTTAACTAATCCTCTCTACGGATTCGGTAACATCCAATTTGCTCCTCAGCACTTTGGTCATGTTTACGCAAACCTGTTAGCCCTAATCAACCATGCTTCACAGGATATTTACCGCACCACAATGCGTGGTCCCGGTACAGTCCTCATCACCTCACCACTGGTCGCCTCACTCCTAGAGTCAGCCGCCAAGCTTGAGGGTGGTCTTCCTGAGAAGGACGGCCCAACCAACATGGGTAACAGAATTGAGTACCGTGGTAAGTTTGCTGGCAAGTACACCTTAATCGTTGACCCCCTCTTCCCAGAAGACGAGATCATCGTTGGTTACAACGGAACCAATCCAATGGACGCTGGTTTCGTATACTGCCCATACATCCCACTCATGCCAATCCAAACCATAACTGATCCTGAGACCTTCCAACCAAGAAAGGGTATCATGACCCGTTATGCCAAGGCAGCAATTGCTCCAGCCAATAGATTCTACAGAGTTATAAGACTCATTGGCGCAGGTAAGGCTTACATGACCCCCTCAATCGGTCGTGTTAGCACCTTTGGAGCCGACACCTTACTAAGATGATCTGAGTAAGATTATCTTATAAAGCGGGGCTTTAAGCCCCGCTTTTTTATTTTATAGACCCTACATAATTGTAGAGGAAATATGTTCAAATATAAAAATATATCTAACCTTAAATTAGCGGTGAGTGTTAATAACCGAATAATTTATATTAATCCAAATCAAACAATATCCTCTGATGCTGTTTTATCAAACAAATTTTTAGTAGATGTCACAGAATACCCGAAAGCTAAAGATATTAAGGTAAGGAATAAAGGATCTGATAATGATAGCTAAACCCACAATAACAGCTTACGGCTCATCATATGGAAAATACAATGGTAATAAACTCACCTTGTATACTGAATCCTCAGATATTGATGTGGATGCCTTAAACAAAAATTTAATTATTGATAATGTAGAGTTTAATAAATTTGATCAAACAATAAAAGATTTTGTAATGGCACAACTGGGACACCCAGTAGTCAGAGTCGAATTAACTCCATTTCAAATCAAAACATGCATAGATGAAGCTGTGACGAAGCTAGATTATCATGCTCCTAGTTGGGCTTTACAGTATGCAGTGTTTGATGCTTCCGCTGGTATTAGTCTTTATGAGCTTCCAGCATTTGTTGCTAATAATTTAAATTATGTAATTTATCAAAAAGATTTATTAGCATTTCAATTTAGTAAAGGTTCATTAGAGTTTGATTTTTTTCTAGGATTCTGGCAAAACAATAGATTCTTTCAAAACATGAATGTTGGAGATTATTTATTAGTTCAACAATACATGGAGATGATTCGTAAGGTTTTATCAAGAGATGGATCTTATGATATTGTCAATGGAAAATATTTACAATTGTATCCAGAGCCTCCTGTAACTCCAAGTCCCGTCATACTTGAGTATAGAGCATTGGATTCAAATACTATTTTACCAGCTTTTAGAAATTGGGTACAGAGATATGCTCTAGCTTGTGCTAAAGCAGTTCTCGGAAGAGTTAGAGGAAAGTATCAATCGATTCCCGGTCCCGGTAAGGGTGCTTCACTTGATGGTAAAGATCTCTTGCAAGAATCAGCAAAAGAAAAAGAAGCACTCACTAAGGAATTGTTAATGGAGATAGAAGAACCACCACTCTTCTCTGTCTACTAATGAAAGAAAAATATACAGTAAATAAACCACCTACAAAACTACCTTTAATTGAGGTAGATGCTGGAGATAGCATACTTAATTTTTTCGACGATTCAAATCCAGATAAAGATTTATTTAATTTAATTGACGATGAAACTATAAGAATTTCTGGATCTAAAGTTAATATTTATAAATACTACCCATCGCAAGAGTACGATGATGTGTACATGGAGTCTAGATCTAAAACTATATCAAAAGAACCTATTACTGTATTTGCTCATTATGAACCAAAAGCAGTTGAACAAAATTTAAATCAATTTGGAATTAGTTTAGAAAATGATCAAATATTTACTTTTAATAAACTTTATATAGAAAGAAAGTTGGGGAGATCAATAATTGTCGGAGACATTGTTGCTCCCTTGTTTCAAGACATAAAATATAAAGTTTATCAGGTATCTGAAGATTCTTTCGAAGCTTATGGAGTCTACCACTTATTGGTATATTGCAATCTTCTTAGAGATACTGAAGCTATTCATAATGAAAAAATATTTCACAGACCTGAACAATTAGGAGACAGAATAGACTTATGAGAAATTCTCCAAGAGCTAGGTATGATATTGTAGATGAGATATTCAAAAAAATGGATTCTGATCCAAGCAAACATATCCATTATCTTTACAAGAATACTTTAAGATATCTTATAAATAAATTTTCTAATATTAATTATATTGATGGTAACAATAATTCAATAAGAATAAAATGCTATCATGCCAATCCTGAAAGAGCTATAGGTATAATATTTAATGAATCTAATGTAGTGCTCCCTGTTATTACTGTTTCAGAAAATTCAACTTCTATTTTTGATAAAAAACAAAGATATACATCTTTATTAATTGACGAAAAATATTGGCACCCAAAGTTTCAAAGAGCAATAAGAATAGTTAGTTTACCCCCAAGACCTGTTACAATTTCTTATAGCTTAAATTTATGGTCTTTTTATAAGAATGATTTAGACCAAATGAGAGAAATTATCTTTTCAATGTTTAACCCAGATTTAAATATTACGGTTAACGGAGGTCAATTAGTTAAAGTTTTTATTGATTCAGAAGAAGATGATTCTGAGATAAAAGTATCAGATAAAGAAGACAGAGTTTTACAAAAATCAATAAATCTAACTCTGGAAACATTCATGCCATCTTCTAGGTTTTTATACACATCAACAGGAAAGATTGAAAAACTTAATTTTGAATTTGAATTTGAGTCAGGAAAAATAGCACCTCAGACTGTTGCACAGCTAGAATCTGTACTAACTTCTATTTCTGAGTCTGAGGCTCAGGCTTCTACCGGATCAGGTGGTACAGGTGGCGGCGCGGCTATAGACCATACTCATGAACAATATGTCACTCCAGAAGAATTACAAGCAATGACTTGGCTTACTAATTAATAAAATACATATAATTTTAGTAAAAAATTAAGTTAACTTATATAAATATACATAGGAGTTTCTTATGAAGATCATTAAAAACGAAACCAATCAGGGTTTCGAGATATACTTAAAAACTAACGATGGGCAAACTGCCATTTGGCTAAAGCCAAAAGAAAAAATGATTGTTGAAGATTCAGCAATAAGTGAACAACTGGTAGTTTTAAGTAAGAGGAAACTCTTAAGAATTATTAACGCATAAGGTGATTAAATGGTATTAAAAAGTCCCGGCATTGCTTATCGTGAAGTTGACGCAACAGCTTATCCCGCAACAGTAGATTCATCTATTGTTGGTATAGTTGGTTTTGCTGACAAAGGTCCAGAAAACAAAGCTATTTTAATAACAACTCCTGAGCAACTTATAAATACATTTGGTGAACCGAATGAAAATTTACAAGGACAAGGCTTAATTGCTGCTCTAGAAATACTTGAAGTTACAAATAGAGTATATTTTGTTAGAGCAGCTAGTGGATCAGTAGAAGCATCTAGTAAGATTCCATTAGGTGTCTGCCCTCATGTAACTTTTACATCAGCATATGAAAATTACTTCGGAGTAGCCACTAGTGCTCCAGCACTTCATCTTCATGTTATATTGAAGAAAAACACAACTGACGTATTAAATAAAATATTTACAATACCTGCTACAAGTAGTGCTCCATTTGCAACTCAATTATTGGCTTTCCAGTCGGTATTTGGTGATGGTACAGCTAAAGGTGATGTCGTTGGTGTAGCTCAAGATCCATTCGACAATTCTTTTCATATATTTGGAACTATTGCTGGACCAGAATATGTATTAGAAGTCTCAGCCGCCAGCGGATTAACGGGTGCAGTTTTGAATGCTGCTAGTGGAGTATCTTGCTTTTATACGTCTGCCCTTGAATTTACAAGTGGAGCACTTTCTTTAGGTCCAACGGGTTCCGCAAGTGCAGTATCTGGATTTGGACTAAAATTAAATCCAAGCGCAGCACACTATCTTGTTAAATCTTTATATGGTGGTCCGGGATATAACTTGGGTAGATCTTTGAAAACAGGAGAAGTAACTGGATTAAGCATTGAGGTTGATAATATCGTTGGACCTTGGTTTAATGTTTATGTAAACGACAAAGGATATGAAAATGAATCATTCCGAGTCGGGTTCTATGGAGATAATACTTTTATATCTGAAGTAATTAAAGAGTCTGAAAATGATACTCCTTTAAATTCAGATTTCATAAAAGCTTCATTTGAAGGATCCTCTGTTTCTGCTGCTACTCTAACAAGTCTTGATTCTCCTGCAGAGGAGCTTGATGATTTATTTAATGGTGCTATAATTAGTAGCATACCTGTTATTGATTCTGGCTACGGACCCACAAGTTGGGAGAATTCCTCTGGGTTAAATGCAAGATTCGTTAAATTACTTCCCGGAACATATTCTATGCTTGGTGGATCTAATGGTATTGCTGAATCCACCGACCCATCAGCAAGCTTAATTGCAACAATAATTGGAAATTCTGCTGAGAAGAAGGGTATTTATGCTCTTGATGATGATAACTTAAACATATCAATGGCAATAGTTCCCGGCCTACACAATGCTGCTGTACAGAATGAATTAATTACATTAGCAGAAACAAGCCAAAACTTTATCGCTGCCTGCTCTCCTCCTTTTGGTATAACAACTGCTCAAAAGGCTGTGGACTGGATGAATGGTAAGGGTACGGTTGGAGATAGGAAAGCTGCAATTAATAGCTCATATGTGGCTGTTTATTGGCCCCACGTTCAAATCTTCAACACTTATTCTGAAAAAGATGTATGGTTAGACCCTGCAATCTATGGTGTAAGAGCTATGGCATTCACAGATTCCACTGCTGAACCATGGTTTGCTCCAGCAGGATTTACAAGAGGAAGATTAACTAAACCTCTTGATACCGAAGAAATTTTGAGCCAAGGAGATAAGGATACTCTTTATGAGAATAATATCAATCCAATGGTCAAGTTCTTCCCAGAAGGAATAACAATCTTCGGACAAAAGACTGCAAAGAGATTACCTTCTGCAACCGATAGAATTGGTGTAAGAAGACTTATGATTTACCTAAGAAAACTCTTATTACAGTCAACAAGAGCCTATGTATTTGAACCAAATGATCCAATTACATGGGAAGCAGTAAGAACTAATGTCGAGGATATACTAAGAGACATCGCTTCTCGTCGAGGAATTGCAGAGTCTAAAGTTATATGTGACGCAACTGTAAATACCCCTCTAAGAGTATCGAGAAGAGAGATGTGGTGTAAAGTTATACTAAGACCTGTTGAGGCTGCTGAGTATATAATCTTTGAGGTTAATTTAACTAACAATACCTCAAGCATAGGAGCATAATAAAATATGGCAATATCTAATAGGTTAGCTTCAGAAAGAAATGCTTTAGCTAATAATCAAACAAGATTACCTAAACTTTCTACTGGGCTAGATTCAGTAAGAGCTTATCAATTCGAAGTTCAGTTTACCTTCCCACAAGGTGCAGAGGGCCTGAGCATTAGAAATATGAGTGTGGCTGCAAAACAAGTTGCTGCTACAGGACCCAAAGTAGAGGCAATCGAGGTTCACAGATTAAATGATAGATATTTCTATCCCGGTAAGAGCAATATGAACGAGTTAAAAATCACATTTGATAACTTGTTCGCCAGCAAAACTGGGTCCAATCTGTTTGCTTGGTTTAGAGCCTGCGCTTATGACCCATTAACAGGATATTCCGCTCCTATTACCAACGGTGCTGCTGCAAGCAAGAGCTTCAAAGCAGAGAAGGTAAGATTAATTCAATACGATGGAACTTTAACACCTTATTCTTATGTTGATTTCATAGGTGTATTCCCAATTGAAATTAATATTGGAGAGCATAATTATACAACTAATGAATTCCACACAATCGAATGCACATTTAGATACGATTTCATCGATATGTTCCAAAGTGGAATTAGAAATGATTCAGCTAATCTAACTACAGGCTTCTTCCCTAACTGATTTAAGTAAGATTAATGTTACTGAGGGCCTATCTAAAAATAGATAGGCCCTCTTTTTTTTCTATAATAAGTTATGAGTTATTACCTAGACATTCTAACATCTTTTGAAAAACTTTATAACAGAAAAGTTTTAGGTAATCATCTTCTTATCAATGAAGCTGAAGAAGCAGTTCAACAAGATCAAGCGGCACAGCAAGAACTACAAAATGCCTTGCAACATGCTAAAGGAAATATTGGAAAAGACGCAGGTACGACTAATCCATATCTTGCTAAGAATGGAAATAAAATAAAAATATACACGACAGAAGAAGGTTTAACAGCTTTTCAAGACGGGATAAATACTTACAATCAACAAACCCCGGACTTTCAAAATAGATTAATTCAATTATTATCAAAACAAGAACCGGAACAAAAAAAATCAAAAGGCGGAACTACTGGAAAAATATTTAAAAAAGTAATAGGAACCGTTGAGAAGTTTGTAGATCAAATGAAATCTATGACCACATTGATAGGAATGGCTCCTACTTTATTTGAACAAGTCCCAACACTTTTAAATGAAGATTTAGGTGAATCAGCAAAAAATCTTCTACAAGAGGTGATGCAAGCGACTGGATGTACACCAGAAAGAGCAAAAAAAGCTCCTAGAGGTAAAATAAAACCTCTTTTACCAATAGATTCAAATAAATGTGATCCAAACAAATTCGTAGCCGAGCTTCAAAGACGTTTATTTGGTGAATCCCAAGGATCAATAGGCGACAGAATCTATGAGTCAGCGGTTTTGAAATTAGATAGTGAAGGTAATATAGACAGCTCTGAATTAACACCAGAAGAAGTTCAACTCAATGTCAAAGATCTATTTAATAAGATATTTGATATGTTAGGAAAAGATGAGTTAGATGCTCAAGATATTAATTTTATTCAAAATAGAATTAGTTGGATTGGCTCAGGTGATGGAAAAAAACTTACATTAACTTCTGAAGATGGTACTTTTAAAATATCTTTAGGTAACAGAGGCTCTGCAGAAATAATTGCAAAATTATTATTAGAGAAAGCAAAAAAAGATACAAATGGAGCGATAAGTGATTTTAAATCAGACAAAGGAACTTCTCAAGCTTTTAGTGCTGCATTAGGTAACACTATAGAGAAAATGACAAATGCAAGAATTCATGCACTGAATCTGCAGAAAGTAGCTGACGAGTGCAAAACAACTAATCCAAAACTATGTGGAGTTTTAAATGCTAAAGCAGAGGAAGCTAAAAAAATCTATGCATTACACGCTTATCAACTAGCAAAAGCGTGTGATAAATTATCTCAATTTGGATTTAGTAAAGACATAATAGGAAATTCTGATGCTGTAGATACTATCGAACAATTCAGAAATGAAATATATGAAGTAATTAAAAAAGATGGCATAGATTTAAACAGTGTTGATCATGAACAAGCAATAGAATTAATTTATGATAAGGTAAAAAAGATTGGAGCAACTGCTACACTAATGATTCAACAACAACCAGCAGTAGCTTCAGCTTCTTGGAGTTCTTTAGTTGGAAAGAAAAGAGGCTCTGCAAGAAAGACCGACGTTCTTCTTTTCTATTTTGATGAAGCTAGTGCTGAAAAAGCTAAAGAAGCTACAGGATCACAATATAAAACTTCTGACCTAGATGATCCAGAGTTAATATCTACTTTTGAAAATGGTGCAAACGATCCTGAATATCTGTTGCTTAAAGATGTGTGTAAAGATAGAGGAATTAGTACAGTTAGATATTTAAAACCATCACTAAAAGTTACAACTTCTGAAAGAGGAGAATTTAAAATAAGTACAGCAACCGGACAAAATATTGATCAACAAGTTGATGTTATGGCTGGAGGAAATATAGATAAATATATTAGGCAGTTCAATGAAAATTACGCAGGAAACATGGGTGAATTAACTGAAGAAGAAGTAAGGGAACATAAACAAACAACATATAGAACAATTAAAGAAAGAGCTAAGGAAGCTGGTGTAAGTTTAACTGATCGTCAAATTGAAGAAGGTTTTAAAGAAGCTAGAAAATGGACTGCGCCACTGAGTGTTATTTCCACTACACCTATTGAAGCTGATACCGTTACTCTTGGTGGTAAAGAAGTTACACATGATACAATGGAAAAAATAGGTGATATGTTATCTCAATCAACAAAAGGATTAGAAGTAGAATTAGAAAGTTCTGATGTAACTTCTTTAGATACAAAGCTGGCTCAATCTGTCGTAGAATTAGTTGGTGGTGCTCAAGAGTTACTCAAAAAGGGAGATCCTGCATCACAAACTTTAGCTAAAGAACAAATTATGAAAGCATTAAACATTTGTATGAATGCAAAAAGAAAAAAGATGATGCAAGGTAATTCAGAAGAGGCTAAAAAACAAAGATTAGCATTTGCTTGTGAAATGCAATTATTTGCAGGAGCACATCAGTTTGATATTCCAATACTAGCACAAGATTATTCAAAAGCAACTAATTCTTGTTATGGGCATAATAGAGTCACTGGTTCATTTATCTCAGATGTATTATCAAATAATTTTACTATGCATTTAACGGATAATGGATATAGGCTAGAAGGATCTTCAGTTGATCCTACTAAAACTGGACCTTCTATAAGTAAGGTTAGTAAATTTACAGGTAAAACTAATTCTGGAGGATCTCATGAAGCTAGAGTTAACAAACAAGGCATGGATAGAGGATTAGTCAGTAGAACCGATTTAAGAAAACAAGGATCCGAAGCTAGCTAAACCAGAAATCTCTAGTAGTAATTTTTAACAGGTCTTCCAGCTTCATTACTAACAAACTGCTATTGTTAAAATTTAAATAAGTAACATCTTTGGCTGTATGTTTTAAATACAAATCTTCAAATATTGCAAGTGTATCTTTTCTGTCTTGTTGAAAAATAACCATCCATTTTTTTGATATTTTGCTTGCATCTCTCTTGGCTTGGTTGATAAAATCATAGAACTCTGATTTAGTGTTAAATAAGCTTCCTAACCCTACTTTATTATATCCTTTCTTACATTCAATAATATATTGAAACCCTTGAGGAACGATAAGATCTCCGTAAACTTTTAAATGATCTGGTAATTTATGTGTATTAGCGAACGCGCCGGAACCCGGAGACCTGTTAAAATCTGTAGTTTCAAATCTCTCGTTCAGCAAGGCGCAAACTTTTCTTTCAAATGCATTACCTTTTGTACGACTGTTCTTACGTTTCTTCTTTTTTAAACTTGAAAAATCAAAATTGTCTTGCATAATCTCACCACTTTTACTATCATAGAGAATCATGAGCAAAAAGCTTTATTTAAATAGTAGTAAAGCCAAAGCTATCACTGAATATAGAACTAGAGGACGTATGAAAGTAACAATTAAATTCACTCAAGAAGAAGCACAAGCTTTGAAGAATTGGACTAGCCAAGTTAAACCACCCCAACTAGATGAGGATACTTTCTATAAGCAAGTATTCTTTAATGGTGTTGGTGCGTTAAATCATCAACTTTCAGAGATGGCAAAGCAATCTCTAAAGGATGAAAACGTAAGGAAACAGTTAGTTGAGCAAGGTGTAGATATTGAAAAGCTTGAAAGAGAGCTTTACTCTACGCAAGCTCAGAGTCCCGCCGACCCAACTCCAGTGGTTCCAGAGATGCCAACAGATCAAGATCTTGCTGATAATGGAATCTACGAAGTTAAGGATTCCGCTCAGACTACGACCGATTCTAAGAACTGAAATGTACAATTTTAAGTTAAAGTTTCTTAATCGCCACGTTCAGTTGGAGGATACTCTAGAATTACTAGAGACACCTCAAAGACAAGCGACTTTTCTGCTTGTTAGCGATTGGGATGAGGTATGTGGTAAGTTGTTAACCAGACTTCGCACTTCACACCACGACCAAGGGTTTATGAATAGAGAAATCTACATTCTAGACTCTTGGGACATTCCAGACGGAACTCAAATGCTTAGGGAGTCTTTTGATATTAAGACTCGTATCAACAGAGTACCTTCCT